GGTCTTGTGCTTCATCCTCAAACTCGAAGTCTGACTCTGACATGACCCACTCCTTCTGCCCACACTCTGACCGGAGGGTTCAGAATGGCTGCAAATCTCACCCCTTTTAACGCATCGAAGACGGGGGGCTTCCGATGGGTGTTCTGTTGAACACTTTCAGTATACACACACCCACTATCGGTGTGTCAAGCACCCTACTGGGCTTTACCAACCGAAGTAGCAATTGAGCCAGCATTCTCACCTTGTGTACGAGCAAACGAACCGCCACCCTGAAACTCGCCAACACGCAAACGTTGCCTGCGTTGCAACTCCAACTCGGCCTGGGTGTCATAACCAAACTGTGAACCAACCAACTGACTTTGTGTCAAAGCGTTCTCACCTGCCATAGCGGTAGTGAGTTCACCAAGTTTGCCAATGTTGCCAAAACCTTGTTGTGCTTGTGCTTCAGTAATACCACGGGCAGCCAACTCCTCAGCAGTAGCTTTAGATAACTGGATTCCACCAGATTCCAAACCTCTAGCAGCAATCTTTGCAGCCTGAGCCTGCTGTTGAAGCAACGGTTCGCCACGAGTAGGGTCAAGAAAATAGGCCGCCAAATGACCTTCGGAAACACCATACAAATCTTGCATCTGTCGACGCACTTCCGGATCAGCGTTCGCTACAGCGTTATAGCCGTTAGTAATACGCGATTGAAACTCTGATGGAGATACGTCACCTGAAATAAGTTTTGTGATGTCGTCATTTGTGTCGTAAAATCCTGCTGGTAAACCGTTGGAACGCACAACCTGTTTGTATTGATCTTCTAAGCCGATGTATTCGCTTGGGGAAAGTTCAGGTAAACCTGCTTTCATGCGGGCATCGTTTGCTTTGAATCGTTCTTTGTAGGCAGGTTCATTTCTGATTGAATAAATTAACGCTTGTGGGTTGGTGACATCAACCAAACCGCTTGTGTAATTACCCCATAACACGTCACCCAAAGCATCCAAACCGTACGACGCAAGAACGGCTTTGATGGTGTTTCGAGCATCAGGGTTGGGAGAAAATGCGGATGTTGATGAACTAGAAGTTGGAACATCTGGAATTACTGGGGTGTCTGGAGTTACTAAGGTGTCTGGAGTGGTTCCGTACCCAGGGTCCATTGGATAGCGACCCTGTGGATCACGCAAGTCTTGTGGAATGCCAACACCAGCATTAAAATCTGCTGCGTTAAAAGCAAAGCTCATGTCACTCATTATTTGACCTTTCCGAATGCTTTAGCAATAGCCAAACCAATACTTGTTGCATCCTGATTAGCCTGCTGTGTTTGCTGATAGCCAAACGTTGGATCAGATTTCAGTTTTGTTACCCAATCAGTTAAAGACATTTGACCAGTATCTTTTGTACCAAAAGCAATCTGCCATTTAGGGTCATTAACAAAATCAACTTTGCCTGGATCAAGTTCAAGTGTTTTGGCGGCATAGTTTCTATAGTTAGCAAAAATGTCATCCAACGAAGCACCCGCATCAATTTGATCTGATAACTGCTGATACTGACCTTTGGCTACACGCTGCGCTTTTTGCACAATCGAATCTTTGCTTGATGTAACACCGTTATACATGCCGCCAGTTAATGCTGCTTGCACTTCAGCATCAGAAACAAGATAACCGTATGCTCTAGCAGCTTGCCGTATTGCGTCAGCATCAGCACCTTGCAAAGCATTTTTGGCTGTAACAGGATTAGCAAAATCTGTTGCCATAGAAGTTTTACGCAACGAATACTGGTATACGGCTTGTTTAAGTCCCGTACCTGTCAGACCTGATCGTGCCGCGGTTCGCGCCAATTCTGTTAAATCGGTTTCGGAAAGTCCAGCGTCAGCATAATCTGAGGCGATGGAACGTCGAGCAGACTCAATGAGTTCTTTCTGTTTCGGTGCGCCTGACCCGTCAAACTCATATTGTTTTTGAGATACGTTCCCATAATAAGCGGTACCTTTAATTTTGGCTTGTATTTCATCAACCGTGTAATTATTTGTTACAGCATCTTTTAGCACTTGAACAAAATCTGCACCAAAATGATCTACAACATTTTGTGTAGTCCAATCAGCATAGGCGGTATATGTTTTTGCAAACTCATCCAACCATGCTGTATCGGATACTGGTGCTTTAGTTTTTTGATATTGCTCACGCAACAGTTTCCTGTTCGCAGGAGTATCAGTAAGTTTTTGTGCGGCCAACTGTGTATCAACATACGTTTTTTGATCCGCGGTAGATTGCTTGGATACGGCAGTTGAATCAGTTGTTTTTGATAAGTCATTGTTGGAACTTGAAGAAACGGGGGTAGCCATATCCGACAACTGTGGACCTATGTAACCTTTTGGGCCAATTGTTGCTTTGGCAGGAACAACAGTATTTTGTGCAACAGTACCATCCGTTGCTGTGTTTGCTGGTTTTCCAAGAATAATACTTACTATGCGTTTTGTTTCTTTTTCTATAGGAAGTTCCACTCCAGTTAAAGGAACATACGCTTTTGCTTTTTGTTCAAGAACCATAGACAGTGCTGACTGTCTTGCAACAATATCTTTTTGTTTCGCAATAAAAGAGTTACGCAAATCAGAAAATTGAAAAAGGTCCTGTTTTTTTCCACGAACATTTACATTGTCTGATTTGAGATTTCGTGTATAGCCGTTTTGAAGGTCTAATGTAATTTGTGAAAGTTCATCCTGTAATGCAGACAAGGTTTTGTATCCATCAATAATTCCGACAGATTCGTATTCTGGGTAAGTGGTAGCCATATTATGAAACAATGCTCATAGCAGCATCAATAGCCTTTCTGAATTGGACACCCTTTTCGGCGTTACCTTGCAACTTAGATACTTGCTGTTCAGCAGCAACAGACAACGATGGTGCATCCATTTTGCTTGAAGCACGATCAATCTGTTGTTTTTGTATCGCCGCAATAGCAGTATCAACATCATCTTTGGTCATAGTCCGACCCAACTTGTCTAGCGAAGCCTGCTTAATGTATGCGCCAATATCTTCCGAAGAAGTAACCTTGACCCGTGTTCCGCCACCACCACCAGAATATACGGCAGGTGCAGCAGCAAGATCGCCCAACAACGACCGCCACGTATATCCTTTAGAGTTTGCATAACCCAAAAATTCTTTCCATGCGGTTCGATCTTTAGCAACAGGAACACCAGAGGATGCTTTACCACCACCATAAAAACCGCGAGATTGCAACAAACTAAGAATGCCGAACCGTTCACCATCTTTCAATGAATACAACTCGTCATAAACATCTGTTCCCGTGGAAGAAAGATCATAAGGTTGACGAACAATTAGCCTGTTTTGATCTACAAGATATTCGCCTGAATAGTTCATGGCAGAAGTTCCAGGATATTTACCAATTTGTGAAGACAACGCAGCCTGCTGTTGTGGATCAAGTTTGTCGCTGATACCAACAACTATTCGTTTTTGATACGGAAATGTTGCACCAAATTTACCTGTTGAAGACGTAAAATCTAAACCGGCACCTTGTTCCGCCATAAATTTATCAAACGCAGACGTAGAAGTATCTGTTGCGTTGGGGTCAACTGGTTCCTTTGCTGTCATTATTCAACTTCCGATGCTAATAGACGATCATAAATACGGGCAAAACTTGGCTCACTAGCAGACAAGGCCATACCGTATGCAGCAAGATTATCACGCAGAGCTGTAGCAGACTTGGCAGACCTAAAACCTTGCTCTGATACACCAGACATTTTGATTGCTTGCTCACGGGCAACCAAGTATTCTTTGATTGCTTTAGCGGTTGGCTGATCCGAAACACGTTGATCAAACACAAGTTTCTTTAGTTCGACAATATCGTTATAGTATTTACCAACCTCAAACTCTGCGTTTAACGGGAAACCTGGGTAACGACTATTCAGGTAGGTACGGTATTTGCGCAACAAAGCTTTGCCATCAGCGTTTGGGTTGGGACCGATACGTTTGCGGGCATCAGCATATTGTGCTGAACCTATGCGTTCTTGCGAAATTTTAATCAACTCGTCATCAGTTAAACGTTTGCGTTCACCTGTATCCAACTGCCGAGCAAACACCGTAAAGTTAAAATCCGATCCTGTTGGTGCTAAGTAACGTGAAGTTTCTGGGTATGCCGATAAAAGATCGCCGTTCTTCCGTTCCCAATCACCGTAGACACCGCTCGCCTCCAACCCAGGCTTTAACGCCTGTGTTTTGGAACCCATATATAGTTCAATTTCGTCACCATATAAAGCCAACATTCGTGGAATGGCGTTCGTGTAGCCAATTTTTGGGTCTGCCTGCATGTCGTGTAATTCTTTTACGAGATCGCTTGCAAAACGATCACCCTGTTTGGTTGCCACTTTGAACTCTGAAGCACCCGAAGTAGGACCAAAAAACTGTGACAAAGCTCTAAAACCAGCTAAGTAACGCGCTTTAACTTTTGCTTCATCTTTCAATTGTTGCAAATCGTTCACATCATTAAGATCATATTTACCCGAAGCAGACAAAGCCTGAACTGTCTCCATGTAAGTATTTGCGTAAATGCCAGTCAAATCTGATTTGTTTGCTTCCAACGCATTAACCATTTTTTGTCCCCACTGAGGAAATGGGTTCAAACCTTCAGCGACACCTTGACGACCATACGGCAAAAGAATCTTGCTAATAAAATCTGTTTCAGGGACATCAGGAAGCAATTTGCTTACAGCAACCTGAACTACGGGGCCAACAGCGGGGTATGCGTTCATTCCTTGCGATAGACGCTTTACTGGAGCAGTCAAAGAAACATCTAAACCGGTAAATACTTTTGCTACAGTCCCAGAACCAGGGAACGCAAACATTTGTTGGTTTGTGATCGGATCACGATAAAAGAATCCTCGACCGTCATTGTCTGGGTCGGCGTTAGATGCGCCAGTGTAAATGCGTTGCGCTGAACGGCTATGTCCCCAAAAAGATAATGGGCTTTCGGTCAACAATCCTGTATATGTTCCTAAAACTTCTTTCCATGCGGAAGCAAAAGGCATGATAATACGCAACGAGTCTTCCAAGTTTGTTTTAGATGAGGCATCGTAAAGAAGTTCTTTTACGCCAGTGATCGCAACATGTTTTGCATAGTCATCAAGTTCTGCAATAGTCACATCTCCAGCAGTTTTAGCTGATGCCCTCAAACTTTTTACCAAAGTTTTGCTACCCATATATTTTTCTGGGGTAAGACCAACATCTGATGCCGCTTTTTCTAGTTGAAGCAAAAACTTTTGTGCTTCTTCTGGAGCCAAACGATCAACATGTTTTGCCACTTCGCGATAATAGTATTCACGAAACACTGGGGATCGTTCAAGTTTTCTAGTAACAGCATTGTTCAAATGATTAAAAATAAAATCCGTGGCAGCATCCATTGGTGCCATCATTTTTTCTAATGCTCCAGCATCACCAGCTGCGCTTTTCTGTAATTCGTATTTTGCTACAGGAGGCAAACCAGTTTTAGTTTTTTCATCATAAAGAGGCTGTTTTTGAATTATTTTTTGGGTTTTACGTGTGCCACGACCGTGATGAGCAAACGCATCTTCGTTGTCTACTTGCTGGACTGTAGCCAATGCGTCAGGATGTTCAATCTCGAAACGGAACACATCTTCAGACATTGGGTCAATCAACACTTCGTGAGTTACAGCATCTTCAAGTTTTGTAATAACACCAATGTTGTTTTCGCCCACCTTGACCACTGAGCCAACACGTAGAGGTGCATCAGTTTCGGCGTTAACAAGGTCGGTAAGTTTTGTTTGGAAAGCAGGGATTACTTTTCCAGCGCGTTGTTGTGCAAGTTTTTGGGCAGAAGCAATCTCTGATTCGGTGCGACGTATTTCGGCCAATAGTTCGTTGTAATTTTTTGAACCTTTTTTAACTTTAGAAAGTTCTTCTTTTAACGATTTAACCACCCCACCCAAATCAGTTGCGGCTTGTTTCGCATCTTTCGCTGCGCCTGGTGTAGCACCATAGGTCGCTGGTGTTTTGTTGAACGCGTAAACAAATTGAACTTCAGGAAGGTTGCCTGTCAGCATTTGATTGTTGTCAACATAAAACGAAAATGCGTACTGACGATAATATGCGTTTCGTTCATTTTGTGGCAACGAAGCCAAATCAACTGGTGGATGGCGCAAAATTTGCCCTTCCGAATTTCTATACTCCCAACCAGATAAAGCTGCATCGTGTATTTGTTTTTGTATTGCTTCGTCTTTTCTAATTACGTTAACAATTTTGTTTGCTGCTGCCTGTCGTGCTTCTTCGGTGGCACCACCGTGTTCCACAAATGTTTGGTTGACAATCTTTCCCAAAGTATCGCTGTACTGCCTGTAGCCATTTTGTGACACGGCATGAGTGTGGCGAAGTGGGTCAGCCTCACGGGATACGGTAACAAAACTTCCAGTGTTCTCCATGTGGTCGGCAATTGAGACATTACCAACACCTTGTTTTCCGACACCATAACTCAAAACATCTCGAAGGTCTTTTGTCAAATCTTCTACAGTTACAACACCTTCAGCAACCTCCTTGCCTACACGTGGAGCGTTACGAACATTTGCCACCTGCTCTAACCGCAAAGTCATCTTTTTTGATGAACCCAAAACGAGGTTTATGTATTCCCACGGATGATTCATTAAAGCCGGTAAATCGCTAAATGCCATACGAACTTGGGCATCAATAGAGTTGCGAACAGCAAAACCACCTGTGGCTAACGCCATTGGTTTCCACACTCGGTTTTGCAAAGTGTCCATAAACGCAATAGCAGCTCGTTGTTCTGGTGTGGCAATTCGTTTCATCACGTTACGTACCAAATCGCTTTGTTGTGATTTAAGTTCGTTAATCGTATCCACTACATCTTCTGGTTTGAATTGCCTTCCAGCTAGTTCTGCAATTTGTTTGCCAAGTTTGTCGTATTGTTGTTGATCAATAATTTCTGTTACTTGAACTGGATGGATGGTTCGAGCAGAAGCAAATGACAAACCTTTATCAATACCAAGTTTATTGAATGCTTCCCCAAAAAGTTTTCCGCGTGTTAAGCGACGCACTTCGCGTAAATCTGGAAGAACATGGGTTCGATCTAACATTTCAACAAGTTGCATAGGTGAAGTAATGGCAAGTTTTTCTCCACCCATTTCTGCCATCAATTTTTCTAGTTCATCAATCGTGTTGTAATTACGATTAGTGTTTCTAACAAATGCACCAAACCCGTTGTCTGTAGGAAAACCATCACGGTTAACTAAGTACAAACGCATTTTTTCTACGCCTTCACGAACATGTTCGTAAAGCATGTCAACAGATTCTTTTGGTATACCATCACGTTCAAACGCTGTACCAAGAATTGCGTGAAATGTATCTAGGGCTTGTTTGCGAGCAACATCCGAGCCTGCCGGAGTGAATGATCGCATCATGTCGTTAGCAACGGTTTCAATAGTGTCGGGGGCTATGCCAGCTGTACGCAACCAGGAAACAGCAGACTTGACAGCATTGTTGTTGTCTTGTGTGGTCCCGTGCATAACAATGGCGGCTTTTCCCATTGTTGTGAAATATCGTGATTTGCGGATACCGTCAATCAGTGGCATACGTTCAACCAAAAAGTCGCCTATTTGAGATTTGATACGCAACCCTTGAATATCTCGAATATCTTGTGGCAGTGCTTCTCCAGCAATAGTCCAACCTGTAGCCAAAATTGATTTTACTGCTTCAGGATTTTTTGCGTCAGCCAAAGCAGTAATAACTTCGTTTGGTAAACCTTGCAAATTCATGTCTTCGGCAATACGTAGCGGACTTGTTTCTGCTGTTAAACGGTCAACCAACGTGACCATTCGACGATTGCTTCCCATGAATTTTGCAAGTTTGCTTTGATCTAAACCATATTCAGACAACCCTGCTGTTATTCCTGCTTCGGAATGCAACGCAGCCCTTAATCCAACTGCTTCTGCTTCGGAAAGTAATGGCACCAAATATTTTGCTTTAGTCGCATATTTAGCAGCGGCCATAATATCTTTTGTTGGATCAAATTTCAGCATTACCAACGCATCAATAACACCAGACAAAATGTTGTACGGCTTAGAGTTGGGTTTGAAGATCAGGTTTGCCGACCCTCGACCAACCGTGTATGCAGAACCGTTGATTGTGCCACGATATTTTCGTGCGCGTTCTGCTTGCACATCCATTAACTGTTTGCCAACAACATATCCAGAACCTTGTAATTCTGGGTTTTCTATCATTGAACCAAGCGTTGTTGATTGGAACCAGCCGTCAACATTTTTGTTGCTATCAAAAAATTGTCCGACACCACCTTGAACAAACTCTGGGATAAACTGTAAACCTGCTTGTGACCATCGAGCAGAAGATTTGATTGGATCAACAATATGTTTTTGTATCCAATTACCTTCAGGTTGTGGCGATGCTTGATCTACGGCAATTCGTTTAGCGTTCATTACGCCAACAGCATCAACTGCTTGATCACTTGCACCAGATTTTGCTAATGAAACAGCATGATCTGGTTGAATCCATCCTGCTCGAACCTTAATTTGTTGCAACCGTGTCACTTGTTCTGGTGTCATAGACGGTATGACCGCAGGTTGTGTGGATTGGTTTAACGAATTTTGGTTTGTTACAGCATCAAGTTGGTGTCCAAGTGGCATTAAAGTTCATTTCCGTACGAATCCACCAAATCTAAAAGATCATCTGAACCATACATTTGTGCAATAGCACGAATTTCTGATATAGAGTTTGATTGTTGCGAACGTGGAATTGGGATTCCTGCCGCCATAGCGTTTGGTCCTGCACCAAAGTTTGCGCCTGCTGTAATTGGTTCTTGTGGGCGTTCTGTTGGTCGGACAAGAGAACCCATGTCTCCTGGAATTGACCGTTGTGCTTGCGGCATGGCAGCAGTTGGTGATGATCCCATTGGTACTGCTTTTTGTGCGTCTGCTAATGCTTTGATACCACCGTATTCTGGGGTCATCGCAGATGAGTTCAGATCAGTTCGTTGAGCGTATGCTGGCATTATTGTCCTACTGGTGCTGGTTGAGGTCCGCCACCTGATTTAAGTTGTTCCAATAATCCTTGTATACCACCAGGACCTTGCGGTGCAGCAGCAGGTTGTTGTGCGCCCATTCCTGGCATGGCTAGTCCTGGCATTGTTTCTGGTGCGCCTGCTGGTGCTTGTGCTGCTTGTCGGTCTTTAGCCCGCTGGTCTGTCCGTTTAACAGCGTCGAATAGTGGTACGTCTTGTTCGACAACAAGTTTGGTGAGGTATGCCAAATCTTCTGGCTGATACGGGCCTTCAGGATTCGCAGCCTGCTGTTGTATGGATGATAGTAACGCAGCTTCAACTCCTTCTGCGATAATGCGGTCGTGTTCTAGGTCAGGGTCGGATATGAGTGGGTCCGCTTCACGCGCTGATTCTTTACTCATTAAGCCCGTACCGAGCCGCTGACCTAAACCTACGATCAAACTGTTTACGTCTGATCCTGCCGCCGAATATGCAACATAGTGGAAGTCTGTTTGCCAAATTTTGTTTGGCTGATATGTTTCCATGCCAACAGTTTGTTTGGATGACATGTAAAAAGTTTTTGTTTGATTACCCCAATACGCTTTTTCGATTGCAATAGCAATCTTGTCTTCTGCGTATAGTGATTGTTCAAAGGTTGCTTGTGCTTCTTGTACACGGAAGTCAACGGTTGCTGATAGGACTGATTCGCCACGGCGACCGGTACGAATGTTTGATCCTGATTCGCCACCGAACTCGGCAGGGATTGCACCTTCTAAACGTTCTTGACGTTCCAAACGATCTAGTGCGGTATCGGTTTTGTAGCCTGGGTTGAGTTGCAATTGTTGAATGTCGCCACCTTTAACAATACCCAACTGTCCTTGTTTGCCGTTAGCTACCTGCATGATTTCAGGGTTTTCTCCTGGTCGTGCAATCAAATATTCTTCAGGGAAAATGCCGCGCTCGATAGCAATTTCAGTTAATGCTTGTAGTCGTGCGCGTGTGTAGTACATGCCCATCACACCGTCAAACTGGCCGCGTGGCTTGTCTAGGGTGATGCGGTTTGCTACAACAGCCAAAGGCATATTTGTGCGGTTAGGAATGTACTCGATGGTGAGTGCTTCAATACCAGCACGTTCTGATGCGTTTAAGGTTGGGTTGTCTTCTGCACCAAGAACCACTAGGTGGATGCACTCTGGTGAAACATATTCGAGCATCGTGTATTTGGTTGAGGCATCAACTTTGCCCATGCGTAGTTTGCCCAACACTAAGTCACCATAGTTTTGTATCAGGTAGGTTGCTGTGGCTTTGTAGGTAAAGATGCAGTCTTCTGGAACTGGATTATCTGGGTCATCAGTGAACGCAGGGTAGGTGTCTAGTGGGTTGCGTACAGTCCATGTTGGCATCAAAGTTTTGAAATCAGGTTTAAGTACAACAGCCGACTGTGAGTAACCGAGAAGGTGTCGTGCGCGTCGACGCATTTTCATTTGCATACGGTTATGATCCCAAATGGACATCATGGCGCGTTTGCGCATTTTGGCTGTGGACTTTGAACGGTCTGAGCCTTCTTTAACTGGAGGAAAATATGGGGATGGCATTGTTGATGCAACACGCATCGACATTTGATCCAACCCTTGTACCAACAGGTTTGCTACAGATGCTTTAGCGTTCTTGTCTAGTTCGTTTAGCGGTACGATCACGTCACCGTTGGCTAGGTCGCGTACACGGCGCATTTGTTCCTGCAAAGGACCCTGCGCTCTGCGCCTCTGCTCATAGAGAGCAACGATTTCTTCAGTGGTAAGCAAACGCACTCCTAAATATGAGAATTAGTACAAAGATACCATACTAAATCCAAGACGGTCGCCACTGTTTCGGCGGTGCAACACCTTGTCGAAGTTTCGGTGCATGAAGTTCAGCAAACCAATGTGCCATCACAAGGTCAGTACCCGATTTTTTGTCTCTAGTCCACGAAGACATCTCCTCAATGAACGCCAAAGTTTTCCAGTTCTCGCGCATAGTCGGCAAACGTATCTGACCGGTACGCCACAAGTTAGGTAACAACGCTTCCACACCCAAGTTTTCGTCTAGTTTGTTGCGGCTAGTGGTGTGAGGGATCACGTTGACTGTATGTAATGCCTGCCATTTGCGAACAAAATCGTGTGCCAACAAGAATCGTTGTGCTGCGTTCACTTCTACAATCCAATGGGAGATTGGGTACCCGTATTCAAACGATCTGTTTTGCCATTCTTCCATGATCCCTGAATAGCTGCGCCCCGAAATGTCATATCCGAGTAAACCTTCTGCTGTGAGTTTGATTCGTTCGCAGTCAATGAGGAACCGCAGGTTTGTTTCAGGTTGATATATCCACCATTGGATAGCCCAAAACATTGTTGGTGACGGATCAACCGAAGCAATCGAAATGAGTGGTGGCTGCAAGTTTGGTGGGATATGTCCTGGTCTACGATCATTGTCAATACATCCTGGATACATCACCCCGTCAGGACCAACACCACCAGTAGCCCACACCCGTTCAATCAGATAGTTGCCTTCAGCTTGATCTTCTTGCTGATACACCACAGCAAATTTCGCAGGATTAGAGTGCTTCACATACGACAAGTCTTTCCAAGACAGGCGGTACGGGTCAAGTAACGGGCCTTCAGGCCACGCAACAGCCGTGTTGCGTTTAGACAGTTTACCTGTGTCTAGTTCTTCGTAATACGCTTTGTAGATGAGGTGGTGGTACTTGTGCTTTTTGAGGGGTTCTTTTTCTTCGGAGATGTCGGTGGTGTCTGACCCGTCGTAGTTGTCTTCGAAATCTTCGTACGTGATTTTGGAGAGGCAGTGCGCGTAGAGGTCAAGAGGTCCGAGTCTTTGTCCGATGACTGCGAGAAGGCCGCCTGGGTCGACGCGAGCTTCTGCCATGGAGTCCCATCGTTCAATAAGTTTATCTCGCGCCGCACTTTCTTTAGCATTTTCCGGACTCGCAACGTCGTCAAATAGGCAGAGATCCGCACGGTGGCCAATGAACTCAGACTCGATACCGTAAGCACTAACAGTAGGTTCTTTGTTGTCCAGTCCACCCATGTCCTCCTGTTCGACAATAAATTCTTCGGCTCTCCACAGACTACCACTTGTTGACGGCTTAAACCTACCAAAATCTATGGCAAGACATGCTTCAGCTTTGATAGCTAACCCTTTGTCTATCAGAATTGGGTCAGGGTCTAAAGGAAACTGGCGTTCTAAGGTTTCACGGATGCGACGCGAATACATTTTTGCCAACGCTTGTGACACGGAACCGATCATCACACGAATCTTGCGGTTCTTTACAATCTGCCACACAGCCACATCATGGAACAGGGTTGATTTGCCTGCACCTGGGGGACAGTTCAACACCACAAACTCTTTATCGTCGTTATACAGCCATGCTTCGATCTGATATGCGGCATCAACCTGCCACGGTGAAGGGACACGACCCAAATAGCGTCTACGGAAATAATCGAAATCGGTTAACGCCCGTTGCGCTTCAGGTTTCAAACGGTCATACGGAATAACCGGTGGCAAATCGGACACATCCATAACTTTCTGCCATTGATCTGCTTGTACGCCACCTTCTTTTTTGCGTACTTTAGCCCCATCTAAGTTTGCTAACTCTAATTCTGCCTTTACCTTGCGTTTTTTAGAGTCCCATTTTTGTGCAGTGTTGATATGCACACCAGCAATTTTTGCTGCATCTTTAATCGACATGCCTGATGCACGTGCCTGCCAAAAACGGGCTACATCTTGTGGCGGTATTTGTCGTCGCCCTGATCTTCCAGCAGTCATTGTGGTGCTATCATACACCCTGTTGGTGGGTGTGTCCGTAGAGATAGTTTCGTCGGGTTACTAACTCCGGTTCTCCCCTCGCCCACCAACATTAAAAACATCTGCTACACTCTCCAACACACTCGTCGGGATGACGACACACAAACACTTCACGGTCGTACCCTCGTTGCACAGGGCGGGACAATCATCCACGGAAACGTGGTTCGATGAACTATTAACATAGATCAAGCAGCGAGCTGAACGCCATCTCAGCAAAACTTAAGGTGTCGGCTAAAACTCTTAGCTACGGCGACCTGCTCCTTAGAGCGAACCGTGGGGGGAGCAAACACCATCACAATCATTGGCCGCCATCACCCCAAGAGATACACATTTATGTATATATCTCCCAACACGATACAAAACCAAAACCACACACAGAAGTCAAACAACCACCCACCTCCCAAAGCGGGGGTTTGAACACGCTGAGTGACCAACAAAACCAAACATTGACAAGACGAATAATAGATATATAGAGGGGGCGGCTGGCTCGGCAGACCCCCAGTTGTGGTTTGGTGGTTTGGGTGTTTGGTGTGAGTGGTCAAGTCCTGCCGGCTTGGTGGTTTGGTACGGTTTGGCCTGCTGAATAGGTGGGGGTATCCCGATACGGCGCGGCAAGTTGGGTGCCAGCTGCGGAAAAGTAAGGTTCGGCGGTGATTGCCTAGCTCGTGGTGGTGGTGTTTGTGGTGGTGGTTGGGCGTGTTTTGACTTGTGGCCGAATAGCACAATGCCCGCCGGCGGGGGGGCTGGCGGGCATTGGTGGCCGATCTTGTCGGCGGGGGTGTTGGTGTTGCTAGTTGGTGGTGTGTCGTCGTGTTGGCATTACTAATACTTGCGTTGTGCTGGTTCGTGTTGTGATCGTGTAGATGACTGGCTTGGTGGGTGTGCTGTAGTTGGTGAGTGTTACGGGTTGGTCGTTGTTGGCGGCCTGTTTGGTGGTTTTGGCTAGTCGTTCGAGTTGCCACGCGGCCAAGCTGAACGGTTCGAACGTGTCTGGTGTTGTTGTTTGTGCTGTTGTCCATATTGCGGCTGTGTTGGGTGTTTCGTGTTGTGGGTTGTTGCCGGTGTGGGTTTGGCCTGCGGTGGTGGTGAGTGTCCACGCTTCCGGCGTGGCTGTCAGTGTGGCGGTCACTTGGCTGGCGTGTTTTCCCGCTAGTTTGGCTGCTGCTGTGAGTGCTTTGGATACTTCGGCGGCTGGCAGTGTGAACTTGTCCGGTGTTGTTGTGATCTGTTCGCCGGTGGTGTGTTTTACTGCTGCGTAACTGTCACAACACTCGAACACTTGACCGGTGATCGTGGCCAGTTGTAGAGCCTGCTTGTCGGTGCTGGCGTATGGTGTGACGATTGCGAACACTTGCGCGAGGTTTTTTAGTGTGCCGGTGATCTGTCCTAGTTGGGTTTTTTGGTCGTTGCTCATTGTGCTGTTCTCCTTGTTTGTTGGGTTGTTGTTTTTCGTGCGCGGTTGCGCTCGATCTGTGCGCGCCGGCGTTTGATTAGTTCGGCGTTGGTGTATTTGGTGCGGGGTTTGCGGTGGCTCATCAGCTCGCCAACGATTGCGCCGGCGATAAATGGTGATGCCATGACTAGCGCGGTGAGTGGAATAGATGTAATTTCGGTCATTGTGCCAGCTCGTCTAGATAATCGGCTAACACTGGGTAGTTGTAGCGGATAGTCGCTTGGTCGGTGCCGCTGTACGTTGTTACGGCCACTATGTGGCCGTCGTTGCTGTCGCGTGTGATCTCACAATGAGGGCCGCCACAAGTGCGCAAGATTTCCACGCGGGTATTGTTGCGGTCATCTGTGCGCAAGATTTTAAGTTCTAGTACTGTTTCGTTTAGGTATTGGTTTACAATGTCGTAAGCGTCGAGATCCATGTCTGCGCCTAATTCGCTTACTGCTTCGGCATAAGCTGCGGCGGTTTCATCGTCTAGCTCGTGGCCGGCGGTGAGTAGGAACTCTAGCGCGTCTAATTCTCTGCCAATATTTTGACAATAGTCGCGGGCTGTGTCTGTTCTGGTGTTCATTGTTTTAGCTCTCCCAAGCTGTACGCCCGTTTATTTTTCGTGCGCTTTAGTATTGTGACCTATTTTTTAGAGTTTGTCAAGTATTATTTTTATTTTTTTGCGGGGCATTGTGGCGAGCTGTTGAGCTGTTGCCGCGTGTGCGGGGATTAGCGGCACGATCACGCCGGAACGAATGCCGGCGAGATAGTCGCGAGCGGCGGCGAGTGTGTCGAAGTGGCCAACAGTGAGTTGGCCGGCGGCGGTTTGTATTTGTATTAGGTATGTCATACCTGTATAGAGCGTCTTTCGGCTTGACAATGTAAAGACTATTTGCTATACGAACATTTGTTTGTTTACTAGCCGGTAACTTTTTTGTGCTTTCGCGGTTAGTCGTGTTGTGGTGCCGGTAGCGGTAGTGGTGCCAGCTTGGGAGTGTGACACCACTACCGGTACGTGTTAGCGGCGGTTTTGTTGGTGGCGGTAGGCCAAGTGTATGAATGGGTAGATCGAGATGAGCATTGTTGCCCACCATAATCTGCCAGCGTTGGCACCTACTGTCACAACACATATTGCTGCGGTGATGATGATAGTGGTGGCGGTAGCGCGGAATATGAGACTGTCGGTCAAGAGTTTTCGCCGTTCTCTACGTCGAACGCTTCGACTTGCCACGCGCCTGCTTCTTCCATATCTAGCCCGTGATAATCTTTCAGTTGCCATATTGCGGTTGCTTCGGCTTGTTCTTCGTTCTCTGCGGTTACATTGGTGATGAGACTGAAGTAATCGCCTATAAACCGTACGCACCACTCTTTTTCGGTTATTGTTTTCATTGGTTGTCCCCTTGTGTCAGGCAGTCTAGGTATAAGTTTTCTCGTTCGACTGATGAACAATCGTTATCCTCACACGAACACCAACCAAATATCGCTATCTGGCGTTCGTGCGTGAGGTCAAGTAGTTCAGACTGGAAATATGACCGTTGTGACGGGTTAGTTAGACAGTCGGCACATAGCTTGCCGGTTAGGTGGGGACAGAACCCCCATTGTGCTACAAATTGTTTTGTTTTCATTGGTTGGCCTTTATGTATTGCCAGAATGCGGGCGCGGTTGTGTCTTGTGACATGTAGTGGTCACTATTTTCGTTGGCGTATTCGTTGCGTTCACTGTCGGTCATAGTTTCCCAAGCGTCACAGTCATCTTGTGACCAATCGGTGGTGCTGATTAGTGCTATGCGTGACGCGTCACCATACGTGTTTTGTTCGGTGTCGAGGTACAGGGTGTGTGGGTAGTAGTCGTTCATGCTGTCGGTGTGCCGGTTTCGACCAAATATTTCGTCGGTGAATTGTTGTAATGCATGTAAGTTCATTGTGCTGTCTCCTTGTAGGTTGCGATTAGTGTTCGTTCATTCCAGCCGATAATTTCTGCTTCGTGGCTTGCTGTGATGTAATCCATAGCGCATACCCCGTCGTGGTTTTCGTCGTAGGTTTCTATGGCCACAACAAGTGTTATCTCAATAAGTTTTGTTGTTGCTAACGCTTTCATTGTGCTGTCTCCGTTTCGTGTTGTTGAGTGTGGTATTCCAAGTCATCAGTTTCCCAATAGACGTAGATCATGCCGCAAGTAGCGCATTCGGCACAAGGTGTGCCAGCTAGTTGTGACCGGTAGTAACGCCAAGCGGGTGCTGTAGTGGTGGACATTATTTGACCGCCTTTACAGTCACAGTGCTACCAGTTGGGCAATCATGGTGACTAAGTAGAGCTGATAATTCGTTGGTTGTTTCGTCAAATTGCCACTTCAGTATGTAATCGCCGTTCACAGTCATAGCACGTACAAGTTCTTCCTGATCGGCAACAACAAAAGTTCCGCCAACAGTTCTATTCCATAGGCCAATGCCCTGAATAGAAAACTTGTAGCCATGCTTCCATTCTCCATGCACCAAGTGTTCTTCTTCTTCAGTGAATAGCGGGGTTACTGATTCCGAAAAATAACAAACATCATCAGACCAACAACCCCAACATTCGGGGGATTCTTCCCAATCGCCAGTTTCTTCGTTGTAAATAGCACACGTACAAGACGTTGTTATCGTGCCTTTATGTATTTGTTTGGTTGTCATACACTCTCCCAAGTGTTCCCCCGTCAAGCGGGGCTGATAAGAGTATGACCTATCGCCGGCAGAATGTCAAGGATTATTTTGGGTAATTTTTTGCCCACACTTCGACAAGCATAGATAGATAGCTGTCGGTGTATTCGGCCAACGGATTATCGCCGGCACGGTACGGATCAGTGATGTCAAACAGTGACGGTTGATCGTTCATGCGCGCCGCCAAACACGGATCGGGCGAGAATGACACGCTACACGCGCTGACGGTTGGTAGGTATCGGTAGGGCAGATCAGACCGTCAGCCGCGACTTGTCGAAGTACCGCGCCTATCGCCCGCGGTTCGTGTGGTATCGGTAGTGCAGCGTTTTCTAATGCCTGCCAAATGTTGTCGGTAGTGAAAGTATCGGTAGTGGTAGCGATTTGTACGATGACGTTGTAACAGGTTGTGAGCCATGTTTGGTCGGCGTTGTTGGTAACGGTAGCGATTGCCTGGTTTTTGGCTTCGGTAGCGGCGATGATGTCAAGTAGGTTCATTTTTTCTCCATTGGTTGTGGTCGGTGTTTGTTGTCGCATACGGGTGGTGCGCTGAGCCGGATGTAGGTGGTAATCGTTTGTTTGCATTGTGAGCAGTGCCAGGTTTGTTTCATGCTTCCTCCCTGCATTGGCATGGTTTCACATAACCGTACGGGCGATCTAAAAATGTCATTGTGTAAAAAGTTTCGTATCGGTCTTCGTGTGTTTCGTCTGGTTCGTGTTCTTCTCTGCCTATGTCCCATCCTGTGTAGTCGCAAAGTTCGCAGCCGAACTGTTTTGCGATAACGCCTGAAACTTGTCGAAACATGTGGCGTACTTCCCCAATTGAGGCAGGGAACTTCGGTAATGATTCACACATTTTGAGTACGGCTTTAGCGTCGTCTTCTGATGCGTCAAGCATGATGTCGTCACGAGTCCACGCAGATTTGAGTGTGTTTCGTGCGATATTGGTTGTTGGGAACAGGCCGCATAGCCGATCAATAAATAGTTCGATGTGTACTGGTTTCATGTTGCCCCTCGGCTGTGTTTAGAGTTCTACACCTTGTGCGATGTGGGTTCGTAACCGTGAGATAACCGATTCGGCTTGTTTCATGGTTGCTTTGATTGCGTCAAGTTCTTGTGCTAACGATTCGGCTGCATCCATGTAACGGTCACGTTCTTCTTGTAACGCTTGGTTGGTGACAGCGAGCGCGTCTACACGATCCTGCCAGTATTCTAATTCAAACTCTGTGTCGTTGCTCATGTCGTATCTCCTTCCGTTGAGCAGGGGTTGACCCACCCCATACTCCATAATTTATATTGTTTACTACAGCAAAGTCAAGGCATTCTTTTTTTGCGGTGCAATCAAAACAAACTTTTCGTGCTTCACGAAGTTTGATGTGGTTGATCGCTGCTTCTTCAAATTCCATAAAAAACATTTCGGTGTCTGCGCCTTTGCAATTTGCATCCTTTTGCCAACCAAAATCGTTGTCTTTTAGTTCAAGAAAAAATCCCTCTAGCAAACTCATTTCGTCGTATTCCATGGACTCCAGCCTGCCACATCGAACAGTAGTTTGCCAGCACGTAGGTTTGTTATCGGGTTCATCAGTTCCTCCTGGGTACATACTCCCATGCGGACACAGACAATTGCAAATTGGGTACGCTTCAAATCCCAGTTGATACCGTTGATTTGTAGCAGACCGCTATCAGACGGGTGGGACATGGTTGCCATACGAATCAGGTTGCAATCTTTGTCCACGATTGAGCCGCCGATACGGGTTGGGCATCCGCCGGACTCTCGAAGGATGATCTCACCTAAGCGTTTCCATGTTTTTGGCGGCCATCCTGCTTGGGCAGCTAGTTCAGGTAGCCATGAAATGTCGCCGTGACGGAACACGATGTCGGTTTCAGACACCCTCTCAGACGCACGGACAGCCACGCTAAGAGGTTCAAGGGTTGGCAAAGGGGCTTTGGCTGCTGAAGCGAGGCTGCCGAAGGTGATAATCCCTACCATAGAAACGGCAAATAGCCGTACAAGGTTTCGCATTGGTGTCTCCTATCATAGCAAAAAGGTCGAGTTCCATACTGGTAAAGGGTTTTGCCCTCACACAACCCATGAATCATGTGAGGGACAACAACACGCCTCAAAGAACTTAAAGAGACGCACCCTTGATGTTGTCGTTACATCAGTATTCAGTAATGTTTAACAGCTTGATCAAATCTTTTACGGTGAGTACCACGTACTGATCTTCGGCTTTACCATAGCCTCGACGTTTGGCAACCACAACCCCAACTTCTGCGTTGGCATTTATCCGTTCTGTTTCGGCTTCTTTCAGCCAGCCGGAGAAGTTGAGGGTGTTGTGGGATTTGCATTCAAAGACCAAGCGGTTGTCTACACCTGTGATGTCACCTTTGTCTAACGCTCCTTGTAGGGCGCGTCGTTCACAGTTGGGATAGAACTGTTTGAGGTAGTCAACGATGAGTGTCTCGAAGGCTGTGCCTTTAGATTTGTTTTTGCTCATCCTTAACCTTTCCTTCAACACCTTGCCACTCCCAAACTTGCAGCGCGTCTGCCAACCCGCCTGTGCCTGGAAAGATATCGTCAATCACGTCACCATCCTCGTAGCCAAGCATGGATATAACCCAATCAAAAAAGTATTTGGGTTTAGCACCAGGCAAACCTTTTCGCATGGCTATGCAACCGCTTGACCAGTCACGTGTCATTGGCCTGCGATGACGGACATCTCGACCATGCCACAGGATCACTGGTTCCCATGCGTACTGCACGGATACGTTCACCCTAATTTGGTGAAATGTTTTGGTCCACGCGCAGACACGCACATCTTCAGGCATGGCAGGCAACAACCATGCAAGGTCTTTAGGGTTACATGACAATGCCCAACCATCAGGGTATTCGGAAACAAGTCTGTCCACTAAGAGCAGGTGTGCGTCTTTTGTGTCGTACTGTTCGGAGTTGTCGTGAAATGGTGCGTATCTTCGTTTGCCGTTGCCAAGATATGGTGGGTCGGCGTAAGCAAATTTCATGGGTTCGCTCACGGTGCGAGGATGCTGATGAGTTCTGATGCCTCTTTTTTGGTGAGATCATTGAACGAGGTGATAGTTCGTTTCGTGTGATCTGATGCCATAGACAATTGATCTTCTTTGCTGGTGATGCCTGCACCACCACATAACGCACGAAGTTTACCCAACTGTGGTGGTGTGGCTGGTGCGCCAGGTTCTTTGATTTGTGGTGTGCCATTGGCAGGGTGGTTGCTCCGTGATTCTTCGATCACTTCAGCCCCTACAAACAGGTCAACCACTTTGGCCAACACATCACCTACATCCAAGATTTGTTCGTTCGGATCAATTTGGAATGAGTCCACAACTTCTGGCTGTATCACAGGTTTTGGTGCAAACAACGCTGTTTTGGCTTTGGTGTATGCGGCACGTAGCAAATCCATATCGGATTCACGTAAAGCATCTAGGTTAACTCCGGCACTGTTGGCTACTTCGCGCCAATCTAATGCAACCTCGGCACATGCACCTTTGAACCGTTCAATGTTTTCTGCTGACACCAACGGGTTAGCGTCGGTTGCAGGTTTTGCCTGGGGTGCTGGTGCAGCTTTAGGCATAGGTTTCGTTGTGGGGTGTGGGTTGTCATCCCATTCTTGTTTAGTCCACAACGCAAGACAGATACCGAAACGCATCGCAGAGTTACGAATAAAGTCTGAGATGAGTTCTTTCAACAGGTCAGGTTTGTTGTGCATAACTGATCCGATACCGAGTCGACGTACACCTTGCACGGTGAGCCAACCTGCCATGTGTGCCATACCGTTTTCTACACGGTACGCAGGTAAACCGTTGGCATCAAACGCAACAGGTTCCCAAGTCCATTCAGGGTCAATCTCGATAAGCATTTTGGTGACATCGGCGTGACCTACGAAGTCAAGTTGCATCCCTGCTTTGGGTAGTTTGCCAACAATCTTTGGATCTGGCACACCATACTTTGCGAGTACTTCTTCAAGTTTCATTATTTGCTCTCCTTTGCTGTGATCCGCATAGTGCGGAAGGTTGATGTTTTCTTAAACTTTGCGTACAACGCTGGATGTTCTTTCTCAAACTGTTTCGCATCAAACGAAGTACGTGACGAGTTCTTCCAGGTTACGACCTTCACTCCGTCAATTGCCCCGTACTCTGCGTCACCGAGCAGCATCCCTAATTCGCCTTGTAGTTGGTCGCGTACTGCTTCAGCAGATTTGATTTGTTCTTTGGCGATAGATAGACGCTCTAAAGTGTTGTATACCTCATGGCCCAAGACAACAGTGTTCTCATATCCTTCGGGGTACAAAGCCGAAGCATTGTCGTAGGTGGGGTCAGCACCTTCCGGCATCATCCCCATGTCGATGAACCCCAAGAATTTGCGTACTGCGTCTATGTGTTGTTGGCGTTCGTCGGATGTGACGGTTTGTGTGTGGAATTGCAGTTGAAGATCGGAGTCAAAAACGATCCATGTGATTTCGTTTGTATCAGCGCAGATCGCTTGTTGTACTCCTTGCCATTTCCAATATGGGGGGAGTTGACCGTTCCACCTTTTGTTATAGGTTTTCAGTTCATAGATTTTACCTGATAGGTCTTTGCCGTCAAGTGTTGCCATGAGGCGTACACCTTCTTCTTCGTAGCAGAACAGTTCTTGTGGTTCGCTGATGGTGACGTTCAGTATCTCTGATGCCCACAACATGAGTGGACCTTCAAGGATTGTTCCTCGACGCATCGCATCGTTTTGTTCTTTCGGCACGGGAGGTGTTTTTGCCAAAAGTTCTACTGCGAGGTCGGCTGGTGTTGTGAATCGGTGTTCGTTGTGTACTACGGCAGCTACGGATGCTGTGATCCGTGCTAGACCGTCTTCGTTTTTCCATCGTGCGTTCAACCATTCTTGGCTGCCGTGTGGTGGCTTAGGTATTGTGTATCCGTGCTTGATCATGGTTTCTCCTTGTCGGTGTTTTGTGACTGTACTTTAGGGGTGTAACAGGGTTAAGTCAAGTCAATCGTTTGGATTGTTTGCACCATCGCCACCGGCACGTGTAGCACATGGTCTACATCGTTGTTGGGGGTTCGGGACTGGTAGATGGTGATGTGGCCTGGTTTGCAGTCTGGTAGCAGAAACCCTGCTGTGTGTACAAGGCAACCGTCTTGATCCAAGTTGTCTACTTGTGTCCATTGGTCGGTGCCTGAGTGTGCGTCTAGCCATGTGATGTGAACGAATGCGTGGTCAGTCATCGTCTTCTACTCCTCGATCACCGCAGAACGGTTGTTGTGGGAGTGGTGTCTTGCATGGGCAAGGGTTGTTACGACGACCGAAGATAGTCATTCTGGGTATTCGATCACTGACATATCGGATTGTGAATAATGGATGAGTCTGCCGTCTTTGCCGATACCTACCCATGTTGGGGCATCAGAGTCGCATAGGCAGCCTGTTAGTTGGTTTGGGTCGTGAACGATCACACCTTTGCAAGCGTTGCATTTCACTTGGTAGATCATTGTTCGTCTGCTATCCACGGTTCAATCTCGTCTTCAGGTACATCAACAGCAAGCATGAAAGTATGGCCGTAGCGCACATCATATTTGGTTTGCTGTCCGTCAACGATCACGGATTCAATAGTGCCTGATTCGTCGTCAACAATTACTTTGTCGCCAATGTTAAACAGTCTCATACCAGGCTCGCTCTGACATCACGAATCTGTTGACGCAATCGCTCAATTTCTGCTCTCAACTGTTTAATTTCTTCCATACGTTCAGCGATGATAAATGCTGCTGTTTCACGCTGATATAGCAACTCTTTCATTGAACTCATTACCATTTCTCCTTTTTGCGATCCATACAAAACACGGGTGCTTGTATGGTGATGTTTTTTTCGGGTGTTACAACTGCCAACGCTTGCTGTGGTGCTTCGTGTGAAAAGCCCATGATCATCGCATACTCATCAAACCCTTTCAAACTGCCGTTGATAATCATTGACGGGGTGCTGATGTATTGATGCCAGTGACCCAACCATAGGGTGCTAAACGATTTTCCTGTAGCCAAATATCGACCCTGTTTCCTTGCACGCATACGCATGATCGGCGGATAGATACCACCAATACCGCCACCACCGGATACTTGGTCGCCGTGTGTGATGAGATGACCGTAATCATAAATTTGGATGAGTGCGTCAGCCGATTCGGGGATAGTGAATGTGACCCGTCGGTCTGCACGGAAATGGCGTTCAATCATTTTGGCTATCAACCAATCAAAGTTGGTGCGTACACGTTGTTTCATGCGCGGTTTGCGTGTAGTTCGACCGTGGTTGCCTACCACAGATACAACATGACATTTTTTGAATTCGTCTGTAAGTAACTGGATTGCTGCTGCTACCTGTTCAGACCAGAACAGCAGTGAGCCGATCATTGTGTCTTCGTTGGTGAGTGCCAATTCTTCGTGGATGTCACCCGTAAAAATGTCTCCACCCAAAATGATTACCACACCGTCATAGTTGACACCCGCCAAATAGTTGCGGGCAAGTTTGATCACGTTTTGTGTCCATCGTTCTAATCGCATTACAGCAATCTCACGGTTGTATGCGTTCAACCCTTCCATTTCATCGGGGTCAACGACCTCATCAAAGTGGGTGTCTGACAGCATGACAACAAGAGTGGCCGCAGACAGTTTCGGTTTTGCTGGTGCCAACCATGTTGGCGGTTGAATAGACATACCTTCAGCCAAATCAACTACCGATAACGCTCGTTCTAGTTCTTCAATTTTGCCTGTGAGCCTGGCGTTTTGGTTAGCAAAACTGTCACGTTGTTTGCGTACACGAATGAGGTCGGTGTCTACTGTTTGTTGTTTTAGTAGGTCATCAGCGAGCGACATGTATGAGTTCTCCTCTACGGTATGCGTTGATCGAACCAACACTGATTCGGTGACCACGGTTTTCTAAAGCCCGACTGATTGCCGGTGCAGAAATAGTGTAGTCGTTTAGTGCAGCGAGAAGATCGGCTTTGTCTTGGGTTTCTAGTTTGTCAATGATTTGTAACAGCATTGGGATTCTGCCACTTACAGAGGAACTATTTTTTATTTCTTCCAGCAGACTTTGTTTCTCGGATTTTTGTTGCATTTTCAACGTGCGCTCCCTCGATTGTTTTGTTGAGTTTTTCTATGATGTCCCACAGTTCGTCTGCTTGGTTTCGTGAGGGTGTGACCTTCAACAAACTGTCGCGGATGAGTGTGAGTTCAACGGTAGTGAATCCCCTCGCCATTTGCAAGCACCTTTCAATCGGTTTGTTAGTGCTTGGACCTTACATGGTCTGTGAGCGCGTTGTCAATTCTGTCTACTTTGTCTTCTGTCCGGTTCAAAGATTTGTGCATGGTACGCAAAATCCCTTGTACTACTTGGTGATCTTTGTGGTTTTCTCTGCCTAGTTTGGCGACCACTATTGCTAACAGACTGAAAGCACCAGTAACACCAGCAGCCCAAACAGCATCCATGTCATACGGCTTTCGCAGCAACGAAGGCTGCAACCGCAGGAGGAACATGGTTTCCTTGTGTGTAGCGTATGTGCCACGGTTCGGATTGGACTTCGTGTGAGAAGCCGTAGAGGTGTTCATTCTCTAGCATCCATGCAAGTCTAGGGCCTGATGCTGATGCTACGTCTACTGCGATGCCGAGGTTATGCTGCGATTTTCCTGGTGTTGCGAGGCAAGCTTGACCTTTTTTTAAGTACCAAAGTTTTCCTTCAAAGTGGCGTGTGTCAGGGTTGCCTGTTGATTCAAGTTGATACCTTTGGAAGAACGCTTTGGTTTGGGATTCGAGTGTGCGATATGTGTCACCGCTACTGGTCGGTGTCAGTTTGATACCAGCATTTTCTGCGGCATCTACCATCGCTTCCCAAGCGTCAGCAGCACAATGATGGAGTGTGCCACCAACAGTTTTGCGTAGTTTGTCTGGGCTTAGTTTGCCTGGGACAGCGTTCTTTAGATGGTCACAAAGTTTGACCGGAACAACTGGATATGCCATAGTTTTACTTGGCTGGTTTTGCGCCGAATGCGCTGTTGATTTCTTCCATTGTCAACTTGCCGTCAAGTGAGGCGGCTGCGAGTTTTTGGATTACGGCGGCACATGCGGCAAATCCTGCGAGTGCTGCTGCTTTGAACACGCTTAGTTCTGGAGCAAGAATGGCACTACCACCAACGATAGCCAACGCTGAGGACAGGAACACTGCCACGATACGACCTGCGATGTCTTGTGCTTTCTTCATTCTGATTCCTTTGTGCTGAGAGTTAAAGCTGCGTGAAGCACCAATGATACACCAACCACCCAGATCGCTTGCCGGAGCGTAGGCCCTGACAGGGTGATTAAGACTAAGCCTGTGCCTGCGTAGGTCCATGCGTTGTCTTTGATGAGGTTGGTGAGGCGTTTCATTTCCGTTTTATCTTACTACCTGCTGCTGTGAGGGTTGTCCCTGCTGCGATGGCGATGAGGGTTCGTCGTTCTCCTACTGGGATGTTGGAGCCTGTTGGAACATAGTCGTCAAATCCGCCGAAGATGTCAATAGTTTTTTCGAAGGCTTTCTGGACTGCGAGGGGTGCGTTTTGGATTGCTGCTGTGAGTTCGGCTATCTGTGTTTCGTCTAGTTGTGCGACTTCGATGGTGGCAAAGATTTCTTCAGCCTGGTCTGAGGTGATGACAGCCAATACGTCGGGGTTGGTGGCTAGGGCTGTGGCTTGGTCTGGTGTTACTGCGGTGGCAAGGATTTGGGTTATTAGTGCCACTGCTTCTTCGGGGGCTAGGTCTGCAATTGTGTCCACAACGGCGGTGAACTCCTCTTCCGTTAACGGTATAGATGTGTCACCAGCGTTTAGGAGGGCTTGTACGAGTTCGGGTGGTAATTCGGCTATTAGTTCTATTGGGAGCGTGTCAAGCGTTTCTGGTGCGTCTGGGAGGGTGTCTGGTGGCAGAGGCATAGTGTCAGGTGGTTCAGGCATGGTGTCTGAGGGTGGTGGCATGGTGTCCACCACCTCAAGGATTGTGTCCACAATTTCGGGTGGCAGTTCTAAAGTATCTGGCGGGAAACTTACAATCTCAGGTGGCAAAGGGATTGGGTCTGGCACAACATCAGGACTAGGCTGAGGAAATGGGTCTGTTTCAATCTCTGGCGGAGGGGGCATTGTCTCTGGTGTGGCTGGTTCAACTATTTGTGGTAGGGGAACCGTTGCTGGCGGCTCTGGCATTGTTGGCTCTGGTAGGGGTGTGGAAACTGTTTCGGGTATCGTAGTTGTACTAGTCGAGGAGGTTGTTGATGTTCCATTGGGTACTTGTGGCAGGGTCGTTGTTGGTGTCGGGGCTTCTGTCGTTGTTGTCGTTGTTGTTGTTACTTGTGTTGTGGGCAGATTTGAAGAAGTAGTTGTTTGAGGTGTCGTAGTAGTCAAGGGGTTTGTTACAGGCACAGTCGTAGAGGGTGCAGTAGTAGAAGTGGTCGTCGTTGATGTCGTGGATGTTGTTGTGGTGTCCCATGATGTCTCCGTTGTAAAAGCCTCGTCAGGCACTATTGCCCAACCTGTGTTATCAATGTTCCAAGCCAACATTACACACGTTCCCCCACCGTTTTCGTACATCCAAAGGTCTAGTGGCTGGCTGCCTGCACTAATGTCTATCTCACCTGACTCGTAGGCTGAACAACCTTGGTCGCCCCAGTTGCCCCACTCGTTGCCGTCAATGTCAATGATGCCACCGTCATCTGATGCCAACCAAAACTCAATCGTGTCATGCACAGGTATCTCGATGAAGCCTGTCATATGCACCATAAACAAATCGTAAGTGCAATCCAAATAGGGTTCGCCGTCATAGGAACGGTTGATGTTGTTTTCCACTTCGCTACCGCATTCGGTATAGGTGTTGTCTGACCGTGTTGGTGGTACAGAGTCAATCGTGTAGTAGGTGGTTTGTAGTCCTGCTACTGGTTCAGCGTTTGCCGATGGTGCGAATAATGCCAGTATCGCTACAGGTGCAAATATTAGCCAACGAGTGTTACGCAATTGTAAATGAACCATTTGAGGTCCACTTGTAGACCGTATATGAACCTGTTGTACTTGTGGTAGGGCTACCAGTTGTTGCAGAAATGCGTGAAGTATCAGAAGTCAACAACTTCAAATACGCAACACCACTTCCACCAGCACCACCACCCCAAGGATTACCGCCAGCACCACCCACACCACCATCACCACTATTGGCAGCACCAGAAGCACCAATGCTTAAATTGTTTGCATTTCCACCTTTACCAAACGTTAACGATGTTCCAGTAAACGAAGTTGAGTAACCGCCAGTAAAAGAGTTATCAAATGTAAGCGTTCCAGTGGTTCCATTCGATGTCGAACCAGAACCACCAGTACCAGCAGTACCAGCAGGATATCCAGCAGTTGAACCAACACCACCATTTGCTGTTACAACAGTTGAAGATGATGGGTTGACAACCAAAGAGGTATTGCCAGTTCCACCGCTACCAGAACCACCAGGACCTGCTGCACCACCCGTGCCAACAGTAACTGTATATGCGCCAGCAATTGCCGCAGCAGACGAAGAAATATGAATACCACCACCACCGCCACCAGGAGAAGTCTGACTAACAGAACCGTTGTTAAAACCTCCCGCACCACCACCGCCACCACCAACAACCATCAATTCAATGTTCGGGTAACTTAACGCCGTGCCAGCCACCGTGCCAGTGGCAGACTCATAACCGCTACGAGTGGTAGTAACCGTTACCGTTGAAGAATTGCCAGCAGTCAAACCAGAAGCAGTAATGGTGCTAGTAGAAATCGAAACAAAACCAGCAGTAGTCGTAGCCGAATACGAATACGCTGCATCATAATTTGTTATTGTTGCAGTCCAACCACCCACAGCACTAGTAGCAGACCCCATCGTAGGAGCCACACCTGAGTAGGTTCCTCCGCTACCACCAAGAATTTGCATAACTATGCAACAACGTTGCCGAGAACGACAAACTCATTACTGGCAATACAAATCACCGTAGCCATCGCATATTGTGCGCGGGTCTTAACGCGAGAAGACTCACTGCGTAACGTCACACTAGAACCAGCAACAACCGTTACCTGACCTGCACCAGTTTGCAAAATGTTGATTTGGTCGCCAACAGAAAACACCGAAGCAGGAACGGTGAGAGTGGTGGTTGCAGCAAAAGTTACAACACGGTTAGCATCACCAGCAACAAGAGTATATGCGCTAGTAGTTCCAACGTTAATTGAAATACCATCCAACTTTGCTGAACCAATCGCACGACTAGCAATACCAGCAGCAGCAACCTGACCCCATGCAACACCATTCGTTGCAGTTGAATCAGCCAACAACGCATACGCATTGGTGCCAACAGCCAAACGATTCAACGCCGACCCAGTAGTAACCAACAAATCACCCTTAGTGGTCAACTTTGCTACAAGCTCATTAGCCTCATCCGCATCATTAGCCGTAAACACCGGATAGATCGCCGCACCCGAAGCATGACTACTTGCGCTCGTATCATCCTGACCCCGAACCAAAGTAAGAGTTGAACCCGAAATAGTTGCACTGCACTTCTCCTCACTTGAAGTGCCTGGATCAATCACCACATAAAACGAAACACCAGCAGACCCAGGCCAGCCAGTTGTGGCAGCCAAAGAACAGGTGGTATCGGTTGTGTTGATACTTGACGTGATAGTTGTTGCTACCGCCGAACCTGCATATTGTCGTCGCGTAAATGCTGCCATAGTAGGGCTATCTTACACTACGCATAATAACAGTACAGGTTCCGTTCCAATCCCAAGCGTTATGGTTGTTGGCTGAGTCAACAGGTTGCCAACGGACATCTTCCACAATCACCGAGTAGGTGTATGCGTTTTCTTGGTAGGTGACAACGCGAGGGTTTTCTACAAGGTCACGCAAATATGATAGTTCTAGGTCAACATCAACGAAGTATTCAAACCCACGAATGTTTAGGTTGTGGTGAAGTAGTAATGGAACCGAGAAGATTTGTGAGCGCAACGGTGCAGCGTATGCTCGACCTAACCAACGGGTGACAGCAGGCCCAACGGTTGCGTCACTAGAAGAACGGGTTAAATCAAGTCGTGCCTCTGCTTCAAACACTTTGGATTCAAACCCGTCAAATGTGGACTCTAATGATCCTGCAACAGATTGTGTGCCAACGGAACGGAAGTCGCCTGAGTCGGCTGCAATAGAAATAGCGACAGTGCCGTTTAATGGTTCTGTGCGTAAATCCCATTTTGGAATAAACTTTGTGTCTGGTACACCCCAACGGTAAACACCTGAGTCAATAGTTCCTGAAGCAACAAGATTTGTGGAGTGTGGTCGGTATGCACCCAAACCTGAAACGGTGAACACAACTTTGTTTCCAAACTCATGAATGTCAACAACAGTGCCTTGACCTGTGACCATCAAATCCGATGCGTAAGCAGGTTGGTTGGTAGATATTTGTGTAGCAATATTTAGACGACCAATACCTGTTGAGGTTGAATCGTAGTTTGTCCACCCAAAATAAATGTATTGTCCAATAGCAGCAAAAGCGTTAACAGATGTACCTGTCTCGATCAGTGGACCAACGACAAGGTTGCCGTCACCATCCGATGAACAGAACCGCAACCCTGTCGTTAACCCAATGACAACGTAACCGAGGTACGCATCGATTGTAGTCACAACTTCACCCATTGGCAACTCGGCTGCAACCGTAGGAATATCTAACGCTGTACCGTCAGCTTTAACAGCAGTCTTGTAAATCAACGACTTGTTACCTGCGTAACCTGCGCAATAGATTTGGTTTTGTCCACCAGCAAATCCAACCCACGTAAAGTTTGTGTTCGGATGAGTGAATAATGCTGTTGGGTTGTTGGCTGATGAGCCTGGGGTGGTGGTGATGTTCCAAATCTTGTGCTTATCAGTTCCTTGACCTGCGACCATCAGACGACCACGAACATACGCCAATACGCCAGCCTCAATACCGGTGATGTAGTTAGATGCTGCCGAAGTTCCAGCGTTGGTTTGATCTATGTCACCGTCAGCGTAAGAGAAGAACACGTTGTAACCGTCAGAAGTAATGCTGTAAAGGTTTGACGCATTAGTGCTAGTTACCGTAGTGAAAGTTGACCAGTCGGATGTGTACTTAACGTTCTGCCCATCAGTACCATAAATCCTGCTATTAGCAGTAGCCATATACAAGTTGGTGTTAGCCGAAGAATAAGCCTGTGTTGTATCGGAAAGCAACGACAACTTGCCCCGATCCCAAACATTTATACCTTTGCTAGAACGGAAACGGTATGCCTCAGCATCAGCAGTATCCGAATAAGTTTGACCTGCACCATAATGCCAAGACGACTGCGACCTACGCCACAAACCTTGTGGGTTGATAGCTGCCTCACCAGGTTCAGTAGACTGGTCAACCGAATCACGAACACGCGCATCAAACTGCCGTGTAAACGCATTAGATTTTGTATCAATCATGTACGGGCGACCGTTAACCGCTACAGGATAAATGTATGGAACAACCTGTGTGGAACCTGTACCAGAATAAAACGCTGGTGTTCCCCTAAAAGGAAAACTATTTTTTGTAATCGTTACAGCCACGACTACACCCTGATCGTCAACGGATACTGTCTCGCAAGTTTTGCTGCTTCAGCAATAATACGGTCACGACGCAAACGCATAATGTTGGTAAACGAATTAGACATCGAACCAGCAGGAACCTCATCAGAACGACGAGTATCACCCTGTGATTCAATAAAGTTACGTTTCACTTCACGCACCGACAACATTCGTGCCATCACACCCATCTCCAAAATATCTTCCATAGTTTGAGGAACCAAACAAACCGACTGAATATCTGAAGCAGTAGTAGACGCACGAACAAAAGGGGCTTTGTATCGAACACGCAAAGTACCAGCCATAGATACCTCATCAAAAGTCAAAGCGAACCCTGACGCAAAATCGGATGTAGGCAAATCCCGTGACAACCTGACCCCACGCAACACCGGATAATCTGACGACAAATAACGTAAACGGACATCAATCAAATCAATAATTGTTGAAGCACTCGTCAAGTTAACTTGTCGGTCAGCACCGTTGTAATCCACATCGGCAGACACGATACGGTACAAACCGTTCAACGGGCTAGACAGATCATCAATGTCTTGGTTTAACGCTTCCAGCATTTGTGCTTTAGGGAAACGAGGATTCAAAGTAACAATTGCTGTAGCAGTATGAGCAGCCGCAGTGGTTCCCAAATAGCCACGCTCAACCGTTACAGATTTAGAACCACTTGACGCTTCCCAAATGTAAACCAGTTCAGAATCAATCTCAAATATTGTGCCAGCACGAAGTCCACCCAAGTCATAGGTCATAACAAAAGAAGTATCCGAAGAAGATACAGTTGTCGCTAATTTATTTCGTTCCTCAATAGTTCCCGAAAGAAGTTGGCGATTGACCCGATCCAGTAGTGCGCTGGCGGTAGACATTTATTTCTTTTTCTTGGCCTTCATTTTAGGCTTGCCGTATTCCATCATCTTCTCTTTTTTGCCTTCGCCTTTTTCGTGCTTTTTCATAGCACTCTTAGACTTGTACTTTTCGCCCTTCATAGACATGATTACTTGCCTTTCTTATTGCGTTGAGATATTGCCTTGGCTTTTGCTTTGGCATCCGACTTGGAGGATGCCCCCCACGCCTGTAAAGATAGTAGCAGTCTCGTTGGCTCACCATTAGGTTTGCGTTCAGGACCAGGCATACTTCCCATTCGAGCAAGGAAAGAAGCACGACGAGGGTTGTCACCAGACTTAACAGGTGCTTTAAGATTCATACCTTGTGCTTTAGCAGACGCACGACCTTTGGCGTTCAAACCGCCAGCAGGGTTCTTGCCTTCTTTGCGTTGCCAAGCAGCGGTCTTAGCCACGAGTAATCGGACCGTTCATAACCCAAGCATCACAAGTACGATCACCAGCACACTTGAAATCAAAGATTTCACAGTAACCCAAGTTGGCTTTAGCGATCACTTGCTTGGACATGTTGCCTGGCTCGTCACCTAAACCTTTTTCGATACAAGACTTCATTTGCGGGGTTTGAATAAACGCAGCACAGTTTTTGCAACGTGAGTTTTTAGCCATCTCAGGGGTGGTATTAAACAAACTTGCTTTTTTGCGCCAAAAGTCGGTATTAGAAAACGCAGGGTCAAGCGGACCATAGTTTGCCTTGTCAACCGCAATTTTACGATTCTTCAAATTGATCGTGATGTTTTGGGTTGCTGGAGGACAACCGTTAATAAGTTTCTCAGCCACGTTTTTTCTTTTGCTTCATTCCGGCTTCGCTCATCGCAATAGCAACAGCCTGCTTACGAGATTTGACAACAGGACCCTTTTTGGAACCTGAATGCAGTTTGCCAGCACCAAATTCGGTCATAACTTTGCCAACCTTTTTCTGTGCTTTAGTCTTTTTCATCATACCAAAACTCCTGCTTTAAGTAGTACGTCGCGCACATTTAAGACTACACGATGTTTTATTCCTGGCAATAGTTCCACATGGTGTCCGCCGATGCTGGCTTGTATCCGTTTGGATACCTCAATCTCGCACATAGGTTCAAACGGTTTCCATGTTCCAGTGGATCGGTTGGTGGTTGGTTGCACGATTTGTAGCAACTGGTCGGCTGCTGTGTTCCAGTTGAACGCTGCTGTTTGTGGGGCTGTCAGGACTGCCTGACGACGGTACTTGTCACGCTTGTTGTATAGGTCTTTGATAGCTTCGGCAAGTGCTTCTGCGTCAGGTTCATCCCAGTCACCCATGTTCTTCCATTCACCTTTGCCAGTGGGAACACTGGTTGTGGGTATGCGATGGGTGGCAAGATCAGCGAACTCTCGATGCCCATGAGCGTTAGACAGAATTGTTGGGATGCCAGCAGAAATAGCCTGTAATGGCATTAGCCCAAATCCTTCGCCACGGGACACCGACACAAACCCATCCATAGAACAAACCAAATCACGTTCCTGTTCAACAGTTAACCATTCACGATGAAACACCACATTCGGGTAATCCAAATCTTTTGGTGCAGACAGATGAGGTGGCACAATCTTAATGTGCAGTTCAGCGTCAGGTAGTTGCAACTTGTTGAACACTTCCAGCACCACATCTAAACCTTTGCGATACCACTCCGAACCACCACACATGATCCGAAACTTGCCATCAGGTTTATCCTCAGACGGACACCAAACTTCACGATCCACACCCAACGGAATCATGTGAACATTGTTGTGGAACTGGGAAAACAAATCAAAGTTGTGCATAGACGGAACAATTACTGTTTCAATCAAAGGCATATATTCATAGAACTCTGGTGGCAACCAGTTCGTTTCCCACATGGTCAACACCGATACCCGTTGATCATCAAACCAGCCTGTAATCAGATTGGGGCGTAACGCAAACACCACAGTTTCGGCACGGTCATCAAGTGTTACCTTTTCCGATAACGCTGTCTTTAACCCTTGTACCATTTTCCCGTAACCAATATGCGGGATGTTTACGCCTTCAACACTTAAAAGTCGGGAAGTATCCCTGATTCTGCCTGCCATTTTTCTGTTGCTCTCGCTTCCACGTTTGCAGCACCATCAATCATTCTTGGTTGGATACCGTCTTGACGTAATCGTTTGTATGCGTCTAAGTCCTTTTCTAGCACACGATCCTTTTGCGCGATGGTTGCTGACCGTGATGACCCTGTACGGGTGGGCATAAGTTCTGCGCTAAATCCGACTGCTGATACTTTGCATCCGAAACAACCCTCAACATCCAGGTCAGGATGTGTCTCTTGATGTTTGATCACGATATGTACGCCCCGTATCCTGCTGCTGTTAATGATGCTACCTCAGCGGCAGTCACCTCAATGTCATGCCCACCGTAGTACACCTTGATTACTGTTGACATGTTAGATGGTTGGTTCTCTGTGTATGACAAGTCGGTTAGTTGAAACACATTTCGACCACGCGCTGTTGGCGCACGATGTCGGGCCAGTCTATTAGCAAGCCGTTGTTCCTCAGATAGACGGTTTCCTTTAACATCAAAGTCAGCTAAGAGTGGTGTCACATAATTGTCGGTTGGTGTACGAAATATTGCCATCAGGTTATGTATGCTCCGTATCCGTCTGCTGTGAGTTCTGCTTGTTCTGCTGCTGTCAAGAAGTGGTCACGCCCACCATACCAAACCTTTTTTACTTGACCTAGATCACGTTGGTCAACAATGGTGTAACTGTCATCTGTCAGCTTGTAAAGGTTTCTTGCTCGAACATTACTTTTGATGTAGGAACCTAACCGGTTGGCTGCGTCTTTGTCGTTGAAGTATCCGCCAACATATTGGTAGGTGTATGGGACACGGAAAATGTGGGATTTGACCCATTCTGCTGGTACATAGTCACCTACACCTGTGCCCGTGCAGGCTCTAAACAATTCTCTTGCACTAACCGTAGTTGATGTTCCCTCGCCCGAACCCGACGCAGTACGGAAGCGAGTGATGACCCGTGTCGCTGTTTGTGTGCCTGTGCCTGAGCCTGTAGCAGTGCGTGGTGCAACATGAAGTCCGAGTGTAGTGGATGTTCCTGTGCCTGCTCCTGTGGCTGCACGAAGTTTGACAATGACACGGTTGGCGGTTTGTGTTCCTGCGCCTGAGCCTGTGGCTGTTCTGACAGGGTTGATGTTCCATATGGCGGTGTCTGCGGCTGTGACTGTTCCTGAGCCGTATCCTGTACGAAGTACGCCGTGGACAATGGTGTTGTTGGATGTTCCTGTGCCTGAGCCTGTTGCAGTGCGTGGAGCAACATGAAGTCCTGTTGCTGTACCTGAACCTACGCCAGAACCAGTGGCGGCTACAGTGAATAGAGCCGTTCCGTTGTATGTGAGGTTGCTGGCGTTGTAAACAAAACTAGAGTTGTTGTATGCGGTAGCCATTTGCTACCTACCTAAAAGTAAGCAACAACATATATGACACCTGAACCGCCTGCACCACCCGCAACAGTACCGTTATTACCGCCTGCACCACCCGCACCTACTCCATATGCGTATGTTGCTCCAGGGGATGTAATAATACAATCGACATATCCGCCTGCACCACCACCACCAGCAGCATAAGTTTGCAAACCATTTGAACCGCCTGCACCACCACCACCACCACCCGTATTGGTTTTTCCTGCAAAACCACCCGTATAATTAGAACCACCTACACCCCTACCACCACCACCCAACGCAGAAGAACCACCGTTGCCAGCCATGTAGTCGCCGATACCCGCAGGGGCTGCCGCACAACCACCGTCACCACCAGAAATTGCAAGACCAGAAGCACCCGTAACTATTGTTGCACCACCACCAGCACCACCACCATCGTTTACAACGCCACCCGAACCACCATTAGCGGTACCCGTACCAAAGGTTGTATTTCCACCAGCAGAACCAGCAGGCGTACCAGTATTAAATGGTGCGGCACCACCTCCACCGCCGCCAACCATTTTCAAAGATAGCCACCTTGCACCAGATGGAACAGTGTAAGTTCCGCTACCACTTGTATAAACAGTTATTTGAGGCACCACGTTAATAACAGCCGTAGTTACAAATGCTGTAGTAGCAACAGCAGTTGTATTATTTCCAGCACTCTGTGTCGTAGCAATAGTCCCAGTCGGGAGAGTTGGTGTGCCAGTAAAAGTTGGAGAAGCCAAGTTTGCTTTGAGATTATCTGCCGTAGTTACAAATGCTGTAGTAGCAATCTTTGTTGTACTATCACCAGCGGTTTGAGTAGTAGCAATAGTTCCAGTAGGAAGCGTTGGTGTACCAGTAAAGGTTGGGCTAGCCAACTTTGCCAACACAGGTGCAGCAGTAGTACCTATAGCCGCTTCAATAGCCTCAACAGCATCGTTAACGTTTGCGTGTTGAGCAGCATGGTCGGGACTATTAAGCCCATCCGTAGAAAGCGGATTAGTCAACGCATCAATAGAAGTAGGAAAATTTGTTGCCATTAAAGGCTACCTTCCTAATCGAGTGACAGCGTGAGAGAAGTGATTTGAAAAGTATCGCCAGCGGTTACAGCCGCAGAAGTAGCCAAAGCACCAGTCCACAAACAGTTACCTGCAGTAGAAGCATCCCACATAGACCAATGCGTATACGTTTCCGTAGTTGAAACGTTAGTCCACTCAATGGTTGCTGAAGTAGCAATCGAACCCGACGCTGCAGTAGCCCAAGCAGCAGACTTACGTGTGGTTTCTGTAGCAGCAGAAGTCGTACCAGCCTCACCAGCATCAGCAGTATGCAACTTCACATACACAGTCGTTGGCATAGTCCACGCGGTCTTACCCGTGGTGTGCTCCAAAATCTTTAATTCTGCATAGTTAGAAATAGACATACAAACCTTTCGACAAAAACATCATACACCAAACAAAAAAGTGGGGCGGCACCAAGGTCGAGGGGAACCTGGGCCGCCCCACACTTTGTGGGACTAACTCAACCTAATTAGGCTGCGTTTGCACCAATGCTTGATGCGCCTTCAATGCGACGCAACGAGGCTTCGCGGAAGCGACCGTAGCCACCCAACCAGTACCAACCGATTGGATTGAAACGCATGAGCGAATCAACCACAGGTCCACGAACAACCTTTGGAACAACACCGTTGCCATCGATTGCTGAGTAAGCCTTAGCCAAAGCCTGACGGCCCATGATCAAGGTGCTGTAAACGTCAATCGTTCCAGTTGTGCTGGTTCCGTTTGATGCGTTGGCTGATAGTGGTGCGCGTGGTGTCTCAATGAAACGAACCGACTCAAAAGTGCCGATTTCGCCGTTGTAGATGTTTGCGGTGTCCACGTTGATATGAGGTGCATTCCATGCAGCGTTTCCGGTTTCCTTGCGGAGATCGTACGAAACGTCTGGGTGAATGTAACCCATGTAGTAACCGTTGAAAGTTGCTACGTTTGCTGTGCGCAACGCGGCAGTTTGCTTACGGATGTCGTTTGCTGTCAAGATGGCATCAGCCTTAACTGTTACCGTGCTTGTTGGAACTGCTGCACCACCCGTAGCGTAAGCCACGTTTGTGCCTGCACCCAAAACTGCTTGAACAACCGTGTCAATGCTGCTACCAGCGTTGTAACCGATGAGGTTTGCTGCTGTTGCATCAACATCCAAGAATGCTGTTCCACGGAGTTTTGCAGTTGTAGCAACAGTGTTGCCGTATTCTGCAAGAGTTACCGTTACTTGTGCATCGCCCATTGTTGCAGGGGTGAGGTCAGCAGTTTCGCTGAGGGTTGATGTTGCCACTGACAGTTCGTTGAAGATGGTGAAAATCACCGACGAACCAGGCATAGCCTGATTGGTTGCTTGAACGTCTGCTGCTTGGTCGAACAAGAGTTCTGAACGGAGAGCGAAATACGCCAACCGATCATACGCCGCCTGGTCAACTGATACTGAGCTTTGTTGTGTAATAGCCACTATGTTTCCTTTGGGATAGCCCCAAAAGGTAGTGCGCCTACTGGGGAGTGATTAGTATTTTTCTGCTTCTGCTCTTGCCTGAGCCAGCAAAGCCATCACTTCATCTGCGGATTTGGCACTGTTAATACGTTGCGAATAGTCAACCGGAACATCACTTGTCTCGCCTGCACGACTGGCCTGAGCCACCCGATTCCATGCTTGCTCTTCAGCAACCACTTCTTTTTTCTGTGAAGGTATGAGACTTGCTTCTTCGGCTGCTGCACGGATTGCTTCGGCTGTAATCTCACCGTCGTAGCCTTTAACGAACCATTTGGCTGCTGCTGAATCAGGATCAACTCCTGCTTTAACAAACGCCAACTCTCGTTTAGCTGCTTCGGCTTCTTTGGCTTGCGCCTCTAGAGCCTTATTCCGATCCTCCAACTCGCGCATTCTGGCGCGGACTGGATTCCGTGTCGCTTGGTCTTGTGCTTCATCCTCAAACTCGAAGTCTGACTCTGACATGACCCACTCCTTCTGCCCACACTCTGACCGGAGGGTTCAGAATGGCTGCAAATCTCACCCCTTTTAACGCATCGAAGACGGGGG